ATTTTAGTGTTAAGATGTTACTATATTTACAAATTAAAAAAAAAATAATTATATATATAAAGAAGGGGTATAGAAATAAATAAAAAAAAATATTTTTTTCTGGGCCCCCTGTCGTCATTTCGACACAAAAACACGTAACTAACTAATAATCAATATAATAGATGAAAAAAAGGCAGCACAAACACAGCACAAAGCCGTCACAAGTCAGCACAAGCTACGCTGATAGGTCTAAGAAGCGTCAGAAGGACTGGGATCAGTACTACGCATCATTAAATTGTAGGTATCACAGAATGAACTGTGAGGAATAATTATTACATTTGCATATCGATAAACTTTAAAAATATAACATGTTATGAAAAGAATGGTAACTGCGATGAGCACGAAGATGCCAAAGGCATCACAAGGAAGCTCTGCATACAGCAATACTGGAATAGGATCTGGTATTCAAGCTGCTATGAAAAAGAAAAAAATGGATGATGCTAAAAAGAAAGCATCTGAGAACGCTGGGAATCAGCTAAAAAGTATGAACAGACCTGGTCCATTAGCGACTGCTGTTAAGGGTTCTGTTAAGCAAATTGGAAAACAGTTTAAAGAAGCTGTTGGTAATGTAAAGATGAACATTGCTAATAACAAAGCTGAGAGAGATGCTAAAAAATCTACTTACACAACTATTAAGAAGGCAGGTCTTCCTAAGCCTAGTAAAGCACCGTGACTCCAATGAGCACGTTGACTAACTCCAAGTCAGTAGGACAGGGAGTAAAGAATATTGGTAAGGGTAAATCATCTAAGCCAATGTCAATGGGTATTAAGTCATTAAAGAAGGCTGCGATGGAGGGAGCTATGGAGGCTGCTTCAAATATGCCAAGAATTGCTATGAAATCTGAAAGAAGACCTAAAGACAATAGCATGACCATGGGTTCATCGGCAGGTATATATATGCCTAAACCAAAGATCGAACGTAAGGCAGTTAAGACTGGTACGATTATGCCTACACAGCAGAAGCCTAAAGCTAAGATGTTGCCAGAGGTTAAGGTAACTGCGCCTAGTAAGTTAAAGAGATTTGTATCTAAGCTAACATCTACTAAAAGAGGATAACAATGGCAGTAAGAAGTAAAATGTCAACAGCACGTACTCGTATGGGTCGTGCTGTAACTAAGACGACATCGAACGATGGGAAGACATCGTCTAGCCCTAAGATGCTTGGTGAGGTAGGTATCAAGGCAAAACCAAAAGAGGGAGAGCCTGCTAAACTAGATAAGGGGTCTAAGGTTCAGTATCAAGGTGTACAAGAAGGTCTCTTAAAAGGAAGTGTTAAGTCAGATACATTTACAGTTGGAGAGGACGGAAGAAGCAGAAAGGAGAGAACAAGTACAAACCCTAAAGCAGACAAGTGGTATGACTACCGTCATCCAGATGCAGACATGACTATAGCTAAAATTACCGATGAGGACCAGGAGCTACTAAGGAAGCAGCTTAGACTTGACGCTATGGGATCTGGTGATCAAGACGTAGAGCTATCTCAGTCAATGTATGATGCATGGAAGAAGAATGGTAAAAAGGCAGAAATCGATAAATTTAGAAGTGACTTTAAAACACAGGAAGAGTTCGATGCATACAATCCATACTCTAAGGCAGGTGACGACTGGGGATTCTCTGGAGGATTAACAGCTGGTCTGATACCAAGAGATCCAGAGAGAGCTAAAAGACAGGCTGAAGCAAAGGCTAAAGCAGATGAAGCGGCAAGAGTTAAGGCTGTTAGAGAGAAAAAACTTCCAAAAACTGTTACTAAAGAAGTTAAGGCCAAAGAAGATATAAATGTTCCTCAAGTTATTGAAGGTCCTGCTGGAAGAACTAAGAGTAAAAGTAGATTAACTATTGGCACTAAAAGATCTCTTAGAGATAAACTTGGAATGCCAGTTAAACAGAGAGCTTCTAGGGTTGGTACAGATAAAAAATTCTCTGGTAAAAAACCAACAACTACAATGGCAAGAAGGGGTATAGTAAGAGTAACTGATGATGCTGCTCCTAGAAACGCAAGACTTTCCGAAAGAATGAAGTACAAGAAGGAGGAGAAACTTGCAGGAGCAAGAGAACGAGTTCTTGGTCAACAGGGTGTTGCTTTGGAGAATCAAGTAAATAAGTACGGAAAGTATATTGAAAGAGGACAGAATCTTCAAGAAGGATCAGCGCAAAGACTTAAAGATTTAAAAGGAAAATTTGGGGTTAATGAAGAATTTAAAAAAGCATCTACAGATCCAAGAGACACGAAAGGAAGAGCAGCATCTTTAAAAGAAGCTAAGTCTGATGTTAAGCAAATAGGTAAACTATCAAGAGAGCAAGCAAAATCTACAAGAGCTACCTATGGTAAAAAGGGTGAGGCAATGGTTAAAGCTAAATCAATGATGGCTGAGGCTAAAGCTGCTAAGGCTCCTAAGAAGTTTAGTAAGGACACAAGTGCTGCTGGACTAGCGAAAGATCTTGAGGCAATGAAGTCTGCAAAATCTCCTGCTGAGATCAAGGCAATGAAGTCATCTGCACGTACTGCGATGAAGGAGGCAAGAGGCATGAAGAGAACTGCTGAAGAGAAGTCTGCAATAAAGTCATCAGTAAAAGCTACAAGAGGTATAGCTAAGGAGGCCAGATCTTTAAACGTAAAGAGTGACGTTAGAAAGGGTCTTCGTCTAGGAAAAAAAGATGTTAGAGGAATGATCGCATCTGATCTAGCTAGTAAAGAAAAGAAAGATAAGCTGGCAGCTAAAGGTAAAACTCTAAAGGGTACTGGATACTTCACAATGGATAACCTAAATAAAAGGATTAAACTTAGTGAAGCGTCTGGAGTTTCTAAGTATAAAGAGCCTAAATTGACAAGAGCAGAACAAAAGAAGTTTTCTAAAAACGGAAGAGATACATTAGGAGTACCAGTAGCAGAAGAAATAAAAAGAAGAACTAGTGGTAAGGAATATACAAAATCTCAAGGTTTCACACAGGCTGGATCTAAAAGATTTGTAAAAAAGAAGTAATAAATAAATTTTTTTTTGTGCATCCGATTAAATTTTTTTTGATCGGATGTTACTTTTTATATATATTGGAGTTATAAGTGAAAACAAATTAAATTCTAGTATTATGAAAAAGGTAGTTTTAGCATTAGCATTAGCAGTTACAGGAGTAATAAATGCACAGTTAGAGTATTACGCACCAGGTGTGTATATAGACACAACAGAGGAGAAAGGATCATTCGACAACCCTTACATAGTAGATGATATGCTTGATTCAGATCCATACGTTTGGTTCTATGTTGATAATAATGATTATACAACAACAGAAAAAGGTATGTATGGAATGAAGGATGACATGATAGAATACGCATACGAAATAGTAAATGACTTCGGTAATGGTGAGTATAAGTATGATGAAAGAGGCTCAGAAAATATTACAAATTGGGATATAGTTACAGATAACGGAACTCACTACGATATGCATATAATATTATTTGATGAGACTGCTGAATTATATATAAACGAACTATCTCACGAAGAACACATAGAAAGATTAAAAACATTCAAGTACTACTACAAAAATACATACGGCAAAGAAAAGTACAAAGAATGGTTAGGAAAGTAATAAAAAATCGAGCCCACAGTTGTGGGCTTACTTATTTTTTATATATTCGCATAGAATTTAATCAAATTTATGGTAATAAAACAAATATTTTTAGACGAAAAGGGTCGAAATCAACTGAAGAACGGTATAAACAAGATATCTGACGCAGTTGCATCAACTTTAGGCCCAGGCGGTCAGACCGTTCTGATAGAGTCTGAGCAACATGTCGGAGGTGTTACAGTTACCAAGGACGGTGTAACGGTAGCAAAGTCAATCAACCTTTACAACCCAGTTGAGAACTTGGCGGTACAACTCGTTCGTGAGGCCGCATCGAATACAGCGAAGATGGCTGGAGACGGTACAACAACGAGCATCGTGTTGACCAGAGAGTTGATCGATGTGTATGACTGGATCACTGGCATGTACCAGAAGTTCAACAAGACGGAGGTGCTTAGGTCTATTCAGTCTATCTGTGACGAGATCGTGACGAACCTTGGTAAGATGGCTAAGCCAGTTAAGGATAGACGATTACTAGACGTTGCAACGATCTCATCTAACAATGACCCAGTGACTGGTAAACTAATCGCTGACGTGTATGACAAGGTTAAGTTCGTGACCGTTGAGAACAACACCAAGACGAACGACACCTACTCAGAGATCATCAACGGTATTAGGGTGCAGCGTGGTTGGACATCACGACACTTCGTTACCGACAACAGGAGGATGGAGTGTGTGTTCGAGGATGCATACGTGCTTATCACGGACCACGAGATTGTTAACCTATCACACATCGAGTCAATACTTAAGCGTATAGTAGCTGAGCGTATCCCATTGTTGGTGATTGGCCAGCTGTCACCACAGGTAGCAGCGACAATTAACATGAACGTACTAGAGAAGAAGATTAGGTTCTGCAACATCATTCCACCATCGATGGGATACCGTAAGGACGAGCTGATGGAGGACATCGCAGTATCTCTAGGAGGGCACTACTACAGCCAGGCAACTGGAGACAACTTGGCGTTGTGTACGTTCGATGGGTTGGGTAAGGCCAAGAAGATTATTATTGGGCAGGACTCAACGGTGATTATTCCAGACGAGGACTACATTGAAAAGAGTGACGTTCAGTCACACGTTGCCGACCTTAAGATGCTGATCGAGGAGGAGAAGGACGAGAGCTATATCAACTTCTTGAACGAGCGTATCGCCAACATCTCTGGAGGTATAGGTATTATATACGTAGGTGCAGACTCTGACATCGAGCAGAAGGAGTTGAGGGACCGTGTTGACGATGCGGTGTTGGCAGTGAAGGCAGCGATTGACGAAGGCATTCTATCAGGTGGTGGAATATCGCTAATCAATGCGATGTCTAAGGTTAAGAACGGATCAACAGTAGAGCGTGAGATAGCTTACAACATCATGTCTAGCGTTGTGAAGTCTCCGTTGTACAAGATATGTACGAACTCTGGAGTAGATCCAGAGGAGTGCTACAACAACATCGTGTTCAACAAGGATGGATACGGTTACGATGTGAAGAACGACAAGTATGGAGACATGATCAAGATGGGTATCATTGATCCAGCTAAGGTAACAAAGAACGCCATCAAGAACGCAGTTTCTGTGGCAACAACTATACTAAGTACTAATGCGATAATAACAAACGTAAGAGAGAATGAAAGCGTTGAATAGTTTCATTGTTGTACTACCTATGGAGTTAGAGAGACAGGAGTCCAGTACAGGGCTCCTACTTTCTGGAATGGAGACAGCAAAACAGAGATACCAGCAGGCTGAGGTAATACTCGCTAGTGAGGATCTACCGTATGACGAGGATGGTAACCCAGTAATAAAAACTGGTGACGTGGTTGCGTATGACTCTGTGCAGGGTCACGACTACAGGATGAACGATAAGAACTACAGGATAATTATGTATAGAGACGTGGCTTTGATTCTTTGATCTCGTTATTGAAGTCTTTGATTGCCATGGCATACACCTTATCGGTGTAGCTGCTATTCTTCCTAAAAATGGGGTTGCGCCTTTCTGATGTTGGGATTGGTTCTTCCCCATTTAGCTTTTTATATATGCTGAATATCATGCGCTTTGCCTTGTACGTAAGCTCGTATAGTCTAGCCTCTTGGTGACCTGCTGGTCTCCATACGTGAACAAGACCCTTGTTCTGTAGCTTGTATAGCCTTCTTGTGTTCCAGGAGAATATGTTGTCGTACTTATCAAACTTAGAGATGGTGAACAGTTTCTCATCATAGAGAAAGAACAGCATCTCAAGTTCTGGTGTAGTGATGTCGTAGGTACGCATTGCCCAGTAACGGACAACACGGTAGTACTTCATGTAGTTGAACTTAACTTCGGTACGATCACATATAAGAACCTTTCGCTTCCTTTTCTTTACGTATACCTTTTTTCTTTTGACTACTGGGACCATATGTCACAAAAATATGCTAAATTTGCGACAAGAACAAACAATATGAGCATTTTCCCACGTCCACTAAAGAAGGTACTAGATAAGATAATACCGTTCTCACAGGAGGATAAGGTTCCAACGTTTAATCTAGGTACTGGCACTGCGGACAACACAACGTTCCTAAGGGGGGACGGCACGTGGGCTACACCGTCTGGAGGGTCTGGCAGTATACCTCACGGCACTGCATCTGGTACGGATACGTATACAGTTACGATTTCTGGAGTCACGTCATACAACGATGGAGATGCGTTCTTGGTTAGATTTACTAACGGTAACACCACTGGGTGTACGCTAAATATAAATAGCTTAGGAGCGATAACGTTGTATAGGAACAACGATGGTGTATTGATTGGTGGTGACATTGTAGATGGAGCAGAGATGCTCTGTATATACAACTCAACAACTCCTAGCTTCCAGGTTATCGGTACTGCACCAAACACACTACTTGCATACGTAACAAATGCTGACTCTGTAACAATAACAAAGGGTCAACCAGTATACGCATTTGGTGGACAGGGAGATAGACTTACAGTTAAGAGGGCTTATAATACGTCAGACGCTACGTCAGCACAGACAATAGGGCTAGTAGTTTCTACATCGATTGGAGTTAACCAGAAGGGATTAATAATGTTGAACGGACTATTGGACGGACTAAGTATACTTCCAACATCAACATGGGCTGATGGAGATCCAGTATACCTAGGAGCAACGGCAGGTTCGATAACAAATGTTAAGCCATCAGCACCAAACCACTTGGTTTATCTAGGTTTTGTAACAACAGCGAGTAACGGATCGGCAGGAAGATTATATGTAAGGGTACAGAACGGTTACGAGCTTCAAGAGCTTCACAACGTAAGTATAAGCTCAGTGGCAAATGGAGATATACTTGAGTATAACGGAACGCTATGGGTGAACTCTGGAATAAGGTGGACCGTAGAGCTTATAAGCGCAACAACTGTAGATGTGTATGCTCCTTATAACTTGAAGATAAACTCTGTAACAAACATACTAAACGCTCCAACAACAACACTACAGGATGACGGTGTAACGTATACGGCAGGAAGTGGAGCAACGATAGCGTCTGGATCAAAGATAACTGTAACTGTTAGCACTGCGGCAGTTGTAACTCTAAACATTGTTAAGGCTTAATGGGAAACGATCTATATATAAAGGCTGTTACTCCAGCACCAGTTGGTGCTAAACTTATAAAGACTGGTCAGACAACGTCATACGCCACTGGTGATGACGGTGCAACTCAGAGGGGTAGGGCTACAAACTTTACAACGCTTGCATCGAACAATCCGTTCGGTAACACTAACAGGTTTACCAATAAGACAGGAGGACAAACATACACAACATCTGTGGCTATTGACTGGTCAACGTATGACGGATCAACAGTTCTTGCGTACTACTACGGAGATTCAACGACAAGGGCATGGGCTACACAGCTGACACAGTACACTTCTAGTACTATTGACGGACTTACTGGATGGAACCTATTTAATATACACGAGGCACTGAATATAATGAATTTCAGCTTTCCATCAACGTACCTATATAACTACTCACCTTTTAACCTTACAAGGCGTTATATGTGGGTATCAACAAACCAGACTGGCACGACTGGAATAGCTACAGAGACTGCTGGACCAAACCCATTCACGTCTTCATCAAAGACAAATGCGTTGTGGGGAATATGGGTACGTGTATGCACTGTAACAGGAACAACAATAACATAGATATGAACTATAGATTCGAACAATTTAACGTTGAGATTATTGATCCTACAATAGAGATTGTAGGTGTTAATGATTTTATAAATGACAAGACATGCTCTGTAGATGTGGTTCTGCATACAGACACATCTAGGTTTGGTATCAAGCTTACTGGGTTTATATATGAACGATCTTGGGAGGATATAGACATAATAAACTGGGTTAATACTGAGATAGATAAATTTTTAGTGTAGTAGTTTATACAAAAAAATACTTATATTTGCATTATGAAAAATATGAAGAAACCAGAAGGTATTTATGACACTTATATCGATAAGTTGATTAAAGCAAAGAAGAGCCAGAAGGATGCTAAAGAGTTAGCTGAAGAGACTTCAGAGGCTATGGTAAAGATGGCTGTAATGTCTTCTATGAAGAACGGCCTTAAGAGAATGAAATGATAAAGGTTCTTTCAAAACAAAAGGGTCTAGGTGATACCGTTGCAATGGTTACAACGTATACTGGTATAAAGTATGCGATTGAGAAGGCAAAGGAGTTAGGTATCATGGGAGACTGCGGATGTGAAGAGAGACAAGAAAAACTAAACGAAATGTTTCCATATGGCAACAAAGGGGAAGACAGCGAAGTACTACAAGGAGAACCCAGAGGCGAACAAGCGTAGGCTTAAGCAGCAGTCTGAGTACAACAAGACTGAGAAAGGCCTAGAGTTACGAGTAAATGCAAATAATGGCCGTAGTAAGCTAGGGCTAAAGAAAGGTGATCCAAGAGATGCCAGCCACACGAAAGATGGAGGTGTTGTAGCGGAGCACAGGAGTAAGAACAGAGCAAGAAAAGGTTTAAAATAAATAAATATGGCAAATTCATACGGTGAAATATTAACAGCAAGAGGCGGTTCATACGTTTTAAATGACACATCAGCATATACAGGTACGGTATATATGATATCTGTTCTAGAGGATACAATATTTGATACTTTAGAGGTAACTGATCCAACTGGAACGGTTGTTACGGATGTACTTTCTTCACAGATTGCAGATCCGTTAACAGCGGTTAAGGCTGGAGCTATTATAACTCCATTGTCTATAGGAAGCCCATTCTCAAAGATTGAATTAACTTCTGGTAGCGTTGTATTAGTATTGAAGTAATGTACGGATTCGGTTTTACATTAACTCAATCAAACAGGATAAGATTTACTGAAGCTCCAGTAAATACTATTGCCCCAAGAATTCCTGCTAGTTCAACTACTGGTAGAACAATTAAATGTGATGTTGGTTTATGGGAATATGGAACGTCTCAACCCAGATTTGTATGGTATAGAAATGGTGATATAATAGAAGGAGAAAGGAGTATTGAACTGTTTATAGATAGGTCATGGTCAGGATCAAGTATATTTTGCGATGTTATTATTTGTAATGTTTATGGATGTAATGGGTCAGAATCTAATAACTGTACAGTATCATGAAGAAGTTAACGTCACTAATAATAGGAGTGTTCAGCTTCTTTACACCAATAGAGTTGTGCGTGATACTTCTTATATTTATGATGGTTATAGACACTCTTGTAAAGCTTGTATCACTAAATAGATTAGCAAAGAAAGAAGCGATAGATTTTTATGCTTTGACTCCATTTATAGATGGGTCAATAAAGTATTTTGGATTGGCTATAGAGTTGCCAACACAAGCAATATGTACCAACTTTCTGTTAATTATTTTCTGCTTAATCGAATTATCTTCGATTAACGAGAATTATTTTGACATAACTGGCAACAATATTCTTAAGACTGTTTGGCAGATGACCAAGAAGATTAGAGATGTGATAAAGTACTTTACTGGATTTATAAAAGAGACAAAGGATGATCTGTAGAATAATTATTATTTGCTGTTGTGCTGTAACTATTTTTTCTTGTTCGGTAGAGAAGCATTTGTCTAAGGCAAAGAAGCATATAGAGATAGCAAAAAGAAAGGGTGCTGTGATTAAACCAGACACTGTTTGGCAGTACGTATATGATACAGATACAGTATTCAATAACATAACCAACTCTTATGAGACTAAACAAATTATACGTGACAGCTTTCCGTATACTGTTACGAATACTATAACTAGCGGCATCACTAGACAGGAAAGAAAGGCGATGCAGGATATGTTTGATCACTTAGAAAAGATGATGAAACTACAGAACGATAGCCTAAAGATGCAGCTGAAGTCAGATGATAAGCAGCACAAGCAGACTAAGAAGGCTGAAATAGTTCAGACAAGACAAGAAAATAAGAAGAATCCATGGATATGGGTTATTGCCGCAGGACTTCTATTGGCATCAATAGCACTACTTAAATTTAATAAATATTAATATGTCAGATTTTTTATCAAAAATTAAGCAGTACTCTCTATCAGAATCACAGTACCTTAAGGAAGAGACTGCTAAAAAACAAATAGTTTTACATCACACTGCTGGAAACTCTTCAGCATTGAACACAATGATCAACTGGAATAACGATGACAGGGGCAGAATCGCCACTTGCGTTGCTATTTCTGGAAAGGGATCAACAAATTCGTATGACGGAGAGATTGTACAGGGATTCTCTTCTAAGTACTGGGCATACCACTTAGGTGTAAAGCAGGAGGTGTTCTCTGCTAACAAGGTTACATACCAGAACCTAGACAAGTTATCAATAGGTATTGAGGTATGTAACTGGGGAGCACTAGATAAAGTAGGTTCTAAGTTCTACAACTACGTAGATAAGGAGGTTCCTGCTGATCAAGTGTGTACACTATCTGACTTTTATAAGGGATATAAGCACTTTCATTTATATACAGACAAGCAGATAGAGTCGGTTAAGAATCTATTGCAGTATTGGAACAAGATATACGGTATAGATATAACGTATAAGGAGAGTGATATGTGGACAGTATCAAAGAATGCATTGTCTGGAGCAAATGGGTTATATACTCACAACTCATATAGAAGAGACAAGATTGATATCACGCCTCAACCTAAGATAATAGAAATGTTAAAATCACTAAGAAATGGCTAAGTTAAAGGTACAAGATTTAGTTGCTAGAGTAGCAAAACATGTTGAGCGTCCTGGTGTTCATGCTAAGACTAAGATAAGCAGACTCAAAAGCAGCAAGAATTACAGAAAGGCATATAGAGGTCAAGGTAAATAGTTTTTACAAAACAGTATACTACTGTAAAAAGTATATTGTTTTATTTATTAAATTTGCAATATGGGAAAAATTAATAATTACGCTGTAACAGCTCCAAGTCCTGGAGATAAGATTCTAGCTTCAGATGCAACAACTGGTAATACTAAAAACATTACTGCTCAATCTTTATATGATATTCAGACATCTCAAAAGGTATATAGAGCATACATTAGCCAGGTTTCAACATCAGCCCCAACTACTGTTGAAGTACCTGGAAACACAATAGCTGGAACATGGACATATGTTGGTGTAGGTGATTTTTTATTTACTTCTACTGGAACATTTGCATCTGGAAAATCTGGCTGTATAATATCGGTTTCTAACTCAAAAGACAAGGCGTTTGAATTTATTTTTGGTGGAGCTAATTCAGTGTCATTCAAGAGTTATCTTTCTGGATTGGCTGCAAATGGGGCAATATCAAATCTATATATAGAAATCTTTACACACGATTTATAACGCAAACCATAAATAAATCCTCTTGCGAGGATTTTTTTTATTATATTTGTCACAAATTAAATTAAATAAAATGGAAGAAACTAGAATGTTAACACCAGAAGAGCTAGAAAGATTCAACTCTGCAAGAACACGTTACGTTGAACTTAGATCACGTCTAGCTGACATCACAATTACAGAAGAGAGACTTAAGAACGACAAGCAGTCTACGCTTATGAATGTAGATATGTCTCAGAACGAGTTCGCTGTTATTCAGAAAGAGATCTATGAGAAGTATGGTGAGGGTGTCGTGAACGGCCAAACAGGAGAAATCTCATGATAATTAGAAAGATATCAATAGGTACTGACCCACTGAACGCTATGCATTTCCAGGTAGGAAAGCCAGTAATGGGTGGTGAGTACGTTGTATTTGATATCAAGAGAACAGATGAAGGTTTATATGATATATGGGTTGAGAAGGACGGAGAAGCTGTAAAGTGGAAGTCTGTAGGATCAACCGTACCAGTTTCAATAGAGTATAACATCAACTTTTAATGAAGTCACCTCACTACTTTGTGATAAGGCCATTTAATGGTCAGAGATACGACTCTGTACGTAAGTATGGAGACATTGATTTTGTGATATCATCATCACAGGAGGACCATACCGTAACGAACAGGGTAGGGATAGTAGACAGTGTTCCAATAGGATATGACGGAGATATATCTGTTGGAGACTTTGTTATCGTTCATCATAATGTATTTAGAATATACTACGACATGAAGGGTAACGAGAGGTCAAGCTGGAACCACTATGACGAGGATATATTTATAGTTGAGCTAGATCAAATATTTCTATACGGTAAGAGCGAGTGGAATGCTCCATATCCGTTCTGCTTTGTAGAGCCTATAGATAACGATAACTCTGACTATATACTAAGTACAGACGTGGAGAAATACCTCCATGGATACGTTAGATATATACCAGAAAATAAGCACGTTAAAACTGGAGACTTAGTATCATTCAAACCAGAGTCTGAATATGAATTTAGGATAGACAACAAGAAGTTATACAGAATGAAATTAAGTAGCTTATGTCTGAAGATTTAAGGGCTAAGAAGGATAGGTTATTAAGGGCAGCAGAGAAGGCTGTAGATGAGCTTATAAACGTACTTAATGACCCAATCATAAACAATAGCGAAGACGATATATCTGCTGACAAGATGAAGAATGCAGCAGCTGCTAAGAGATTAGCTTTTGAGGATGCGTTATTTATGCTAGACAGAATAGATTCTGAGAGATCAAAGTTCCAGGAGGGAACGGTAAAGATAATAGATACTGGAAATGGTGGATTTGCAGAGGGAAGAGCAAAGTCAAGCGGAAAGAAGTAGTAACTATGAACTGCATAGAGTTGTTAGCGATCACGTTAACAAGAACGCTATGCACGTAAGAAATAAGGCAAAGTCATGGAAGTATGGATATGACGATCAGTATGACGTTGTAGTTATATCAAAGGACGGAACCATAGGTGATATATACGAGATAAACGGACTATATATAGCACTTCCAAGCACACCTAAAGAGGTAGATAACCTAGGAAATAGGTGGCATCCTACAGAAGCTCCCAAAGAGTTACAGAAGATAAAGACATTCTTTGAGTGGACCAGGAGAGACAACATATTTAAGTCTCAGTGGGTAGACTATATAGAGGGCGAGTTTGATCGAAGAGACAACGGTTACTGGTTTATAAATAACGGTAGCCCTACATACATAACTGGTACACACTACATGTATCTACAGTGGTCAAAGATCGATATCGGTCTACCAGACTTCAGAGAGTCAAACAGGTTATTCTATATATTCTGGGAGGCATGCAAGGCTGACAGCAGGTCATACGGTATGTGCTACCTAAAGAACAGACGTAGTGGTTTCTCGTTCATGAGTTCTGGTGAGGTATGTAATATAGGTACAATATCTAAAGACTCTAGACTTGGTATACTATCAAAGACTGGTACTGATGCCAAGAAGATGTTTACAGATAAGGTTGTACCTATCGTAAAGAACTACCCGTTCTTCTTCAAACCGATACAGGATGGTATGGATAACCCAAAGACAGAACTATCGTTTAGGGTTCCTGCCTCCAAGATCACTAAAAGAAGTATGAATGATGAGGGACAGGAAGTGATGGAGGGTCTAGACACTACGATAGACTGGAAGAACACTGCTGACAACTCATACGATGGTGAGAAGCTTCTGATGCTTGTACACGATGAAAGTGGTAAGTGGATGAAGCCAGATAACATATTAAATAACTGGAGGGTAACAAAGACCTGTCTACGTCTTGGTAGCAAGGTTATTGGTAAGTGCATGATGGGATCAACGTCTAACGCACTATCAAAGGGTGGTGATAACTTCAAGAGACTATACATGGACTCTGACCCTAGAAGGAGATCTGCCAACGGCCAGACAAAGTCTGGTCTATATTCCTTATTTATACCTATGGAGTGGAACTTTGAAGGGTTTATAGACGAGTACGGTTTTCCAGTATTCGAGGACCCATCAAAGCCAGTTGTAGGGATAGATGGAGAACTAATTAAAACTGGAGTAATTACATATTGGAATAATGAAGTTAATGCGCTTAAAAACGACCCTGACGCACTCAATGAATTTTATAGACAGTATCCGAGAACTGAATCTCATGCTTTTCGTGATGAGTCAAGACAGTCGTTGTATAACCTTTCTAAGATATATC